CTGGGCCGGGATTGCCCGGTTCCGGCGTATGTGGTGCAGCCGCCGCAGCCTGTGACTTTTCCCAATTTCTGCAATCCCTGCGGTTGCAATGCCTAAACAAAAACAAGAATCTATTTCCTAACGGAAATTGTTCGGCCCGCAGCCGATATTTATAGCATAGCGGCAGGGTAACCTGCCGTTTTGCGCGAAAGGATTGATAAAATGGCTGAATTTACGAACGTATTTGTACAGCAGGTGGCCGCTGGTCAAAACGTGGTCTTTTCCGAAACGCCAGTATCAGGCGGATGCAACATTCTTCATCGTGAGGGTGCTGGAAATGTCACTCTTCGCGGTGCGTGCAGTCAGTGCAGGGCAAGGTATAAGATCACCTTTGGGGCCAATATTGCGATTCCTACCGGCGGAACAGTTGGACCGATTTCGATCGCTATTACTGTGGATGGTGAGAGGCTTGGCAGTTCTATCGCCACCGTAACCCCTGCTGCTGTAGGCGATGAATTCAACGTTTTCTCTGCTGCTTTTGTCGAAGTGCCGCGCGGATGCTGTGTAACCGTAGCCGTGCAGAATGCGTCTGTTCCTACCCAAGCGATCGAGGTGCAAAACGCGAACTTGATCGTTGAGCGCGTATGCTAGAAAGGAGAACATAATGGATCTTCATAAAATCAAAGATGCTCTTTGCCGAGAGCTGGAAGAGGCCGGCCGGAAAATCGAAAAAAACGACACTCTTAGCGCCGGGGATCTCGAGTACCTGTACAAACTTACCGACACGGTGAAAAACATCGACAAGATCGAGATGCTCGAAGAATCCGGCTATAGTCGCGATGGCGATTGGGATGCTAACGGCACATATAACGGTGGCGCGAGCTATGCCCGCCGTAGGGACTCCCGTGGCAGGTATGCTCGTGATGGCTATCCTCGATATAGTCGCGACGATGCCAAGTCTCACATGATGCAGCGTCTTGAAGAACTCATGGATAGTGCATCGTCTGAGCGTGAGCGCGAGGCCTTGCGCCGCTGCATGGAGCAGATCGAAAAGGCGTAAGCCAGGAGGTGCGCATGGTTGATCCCAAAGAGCTCGACATCGAAATTGCACGGCTCGAGTATGCTGAATCCAGCTATGAAAGCTATGCAAAACTCGCGATGCTGTACGTGATCCGGGATCACAACCGCAAAGAGGATGAAAAGCAGGAGCGGCGAGAAATCAAAGCCGCTCCAACTTCCCCCACGATTCCCAGCGATGACTCTAGCGAGTTCTTGCGTGCAGCCTCTGGCAAGGATTTACATCGCGTTATGGATGTGTTAGACGAGCTGATGGACACTTTGCGCGTAGCATATCCTCGCGTTTACTCTCGGATCATGGGACAGCTCGAAAACCTGTGAAACAAAGCCTCTCGCCCCAAAAGCGAGGGGCTTTGTTCCTGAAAAAGAAATACAAAATTTGAAAATAACTATTGACAATCTACGCTTAGAGGTGTATAATATAGACAAGTTAAGAGAGATACAGCTAAGAGCTGAAAGGAGAAATCACCATGACCGAGAATCGCATTTCCGACATCACCACTTCCGCTGCTGCCCTGTATGATGTGGGCTGGAGAGCCGAGGACCGCGATCAGCTCATCACCGAGTACGATCTCACTCTTGAGGACGCCGAGGCGATATGCGAGGCCCTGAAGGACATCGAGGAAGCCAACGATTCCTCCGAGGATGAGGACCTGCTCGGCGTGCAGCATGATCGCGTCGAAAGAGCGACCGAGATCGCCGCCGCCATCCGGAGCATGGACACCTGGGACCACGATCTTTGCACAGAGCTGTGCGAACTGGCCGGACTGGAAGACGAGTGGGAGGCAGCAGACGGCGATATCTTCGAGTCGATCCTCTACAAGGCAGCGGATGTGTTCGGGGTTGAGCTCATCTGAGGACGACAAGTAACCACCCGCCTGACGATGGCCTCTGGCAAGGGCCAAAACCCCCGCAAGGGGGTCGCGGGAGCCATCCCAGCACTCAAATACAGAGAGGAGCTTAAAATGGGTAAAATGATCTCTTTGGCGGAGTACGCCAGGCAGCGCGGTATCCCACTCTCCACCGCCCAGCAACGTGCCCGCCGCGGCTGCTATGCCACGGCGTTAAAGATAGGCCGGGACTGGCTCCTCGATGAGGAGGATGAGCCGGTCGACCGCCGCATCACTTCCGGGAAGTACCGCAACTGGCGCGCCAAGTACAGCAAAGGAGGCGAGTAGGATGCCAAGTAGTAAAGAGCAGGAGCGCGAGGGGACTGCGGCAGCCACAAGGACAGGGATAAGGACAAGGACGAAAAAAGTTAAGAACCTTGCCGGGACGGAATTCCCGGCCTTCCGCGTCATCGGGCAGCATGGGCCGCAAAATGGCATATATACCATGTGGGACTGCATCTGCAAGGTATGCGGCAAGCCCTGCGTCATCGTGCAGACCCGCTTGCCTGGGTATAAGAGCTGCGGATGCCTTTTTGGCCTTGCGCAAGCCGATCTCTCCAACCGGCGCAGTGAGTACGCCCTGGACGGTACCGCAGTCAACACGCTTTTGTCGAGCCGGAAAATGAACAAAAACAGTTCTACTGGGGCGCGCGGCGTATCCATCATCAGAAAAGGAGACAAGCAACGCTATAGGGCGTATATCAACCTGCGACGTAAGCGAATCGATTTGGGGCAGTATGATAACCTCGATGATGCAATTGCCGCCCGCAAAGCTGGAGAAGATCTGTATTATAGGCCTGTGATCGAGGAGTGGACCAGACTGCACGGACACGAGCCTGCTCCCCGAGGAAAGTACCAGCGGACCACCGAGCCCTCCGGCCTTCCCAGGGGAATACAGAAACATCCAAATTCATCACGATATTTCGCCTCGTTCAGTGCGGACCACCTGGTGTACAAAGTCGGATCTTTTGCCACCGTGGAGGCCGCAGTAAAGGCGAGGGAAAAGGCGATTGCGGACTTCAAAGCCGGACGGCCTGTGCACACTGTGCCGTATCGGTCCGAGGTCGACTTCGACATGAAGGCCGCACGCGTGGCTGCTGGACTATCCCGCAAGCAGCTTGGAGATATGCTTGGCGTGAAGGATGCTACGATCGGACTATGGGAAAGAGGGAAAACCCATCCATACCCCGAGGTGCTGGACCGCATCAAAGAGATCTTGAACGTTGATAAAAACGATAATACCCTGCAGGAATAAACCCCTGCAGGGTATTCTTTTGGCAACTATTCAAGATTTGGATTTCTCCTGATCCTGTTCTTCTCTCAGCATCCTGGCAATGTCCCTAAGAACAGCCCATTGCTCTGGGGAAAGCTGGCTCAAAATGGAAAGCAGTTGGATCTTAAACTTGTCGCTCTCATCTGAAAGCGCATCGTTTATGAGCTGGGCAAGCTTTTCTTGTTTCGACGCTGGCCTGAACATCTCCCCCTCGCCTGTTTTCAGCCAGGATTCATTCACGTGGTACTCTCTGCAAAAATCTTGGATAGTCCGTTCTCCCGGTTTCAGCTTTCCGTTCTCAAACTGTGCGATAGCCTGCCCCGTGATGCTGATCCCGGCCGCAAACTTTCTTTGAGATAATCCGAGCGCTGCTCTGATCTCTCTGATGCGATCTCCTATTTCCACTTTCGCACCTCCTTTACCTCTATACTATACATCAAAACGCAAAGGAAGTCAACGAAAACAGTAAATTTTCTTTTCGTAAAACGCTTGACAAAGTAAAGCAACCTTGCTATAATATGAATGCAGTTGATAGGAGGTGACACCATGAATACCACAAAGATCAAGATCGACGATTGCAAGCCCGTTATGGAAATGCTGGCGGAGATCGAGCGGCTGAACGATGATCGAAAGTCCTGGTTTATGGGCTTTGCCGCTGGCATGGCCTACGGGATCAAGCGGGACACGACGACCGACCGGGCGGAGTAACCCTCCGCCCTGCACATCCATAGAGAGGAGGTGTTGCAGGTGAGCGTCAAGCAGATGGCCGAGCAGGAACTTCAGGAGCGGGTGGACATGTGGCAAAACTTCGCAGCCTGCGCGATGGCGTTTGCCTAGTCTGCGCGGAAGATCGAGGCCGGACATCGGCGAGTATATCAGCTATTCAGGAGCTGCCAGGCTGGAGGGGGTATCTCCCTCGCACATCAGTAAAATCACATCGACTAGGAGGAATGCACAAATGACACCGTGGAGCAAGTACGATCCAAAGAAGATCTGCGGCGAAAAGCTGGCAAACCTGGTGAAGGAATTGGATCCTATCACCGCGTACACCCAAGAGGACTTTTTCGATCTCTATGCCTGGTGGCATAAAATCCCGAAGGACGTGATTCTTGCGGCGGCGGCACTGGAATGCAAAAAGATCATTTGCCTCGTCTCACGCATGGATTCGCCAGAGCGCGCCTACGAGCTAATGATCGATGTGCAGGCCGGACACCTGAAGGATATTCTCAAAGAGAAGTACGAGGCAGAAAGAGAGGCCACGAGGGTCCGGCAGATCGAAAAGGATTATGAAATCGCTCTCCTAGAGATCCAGCGCCTAAAGGCTGAGATCTACGACCTGCGTTTCGAGGCTGAGAGAGGATGAGCGCGAAGATCAAGAAGCATGACGGGCCGCTGCCTAGGAGCTACGGAGAGAACAGGCTGTGGAAAGAGGATCCCGGCACATCGTATGAGACTAAGCCGATGACAAAGCGCCAGATGCGCCGCGAGGACTATGCATATTTTGAGTACATCACTCAAAAGAACAAGAAAATCAACCGTGGGACACAAAAATAGCCTGATCTGTCGCCACAACAGATCAGGCAAAGAGGAAAGAAGGAGGGAATAATGAAAATCACGACTTCCCCATCTGCATAATATCACGAATCACTCAATAACGCAACAGGAGGATAAAAAATGGATTGGCACCTCGAAGGAAACGTAATCGTCTTGGACAACTATGATGTGAAGGACAGCCCGGCCCAGCGCTGGGCGGACCTCATGGCTGTCCGCATCGAGATCCCCAAGGCATAAAAAAAGAGCCGCCAGGGAAGGCGGCGAGAGGAACGCTTAAACAAGCTACAGACACAGTATACCCCAGGGAGGCCAAAATGGCAAGCTATAACATCTGCAATCTCAAGGAGCTTCGCTTGGCAATGGAGCTGTCCCTTGCCAAGCTGTCCAAGCTCATCGGGATCCCGGACTCCACGCTCACCTACATCGAGAACGGCAACTCCTACCCCTGCGCAGACCGGCGCAAGCTCATCGCCGACTTTTTCTCCCGCACGGAGGACGAGATCTGGCCAAAGGGCGTGGACGGCAAGCCCATCGCCAGCGTGCAGCCGAGGCACCACGTCATCAAGCCGTCATACTCCGCACCGCGGGGACCCTTTTACACGAGCGAAACCCTACCGCAGGCGGCAAACGTCCACGTCGGCGATCGGTTCCGCATCCGCATCGGTACCGCCATGGGCGATGCGATCTACAGCAGCTGCACCGTTGAGGCGCTGTACCCACACTTTTTCCTCGTCCGGTTCGAACATACCGGCGCACACGAGTGTTTCCACTACCAAGCCCTTTTTGGCGGAGAACTGAGGAGGATTTATCGTGAAGAAGGAGGGATGCGGGCATGACCATCTCCATGACTTCCACTCGTGATATGTCCCGCGAAGCCTGGCTCGAGGCCCGGCGCTCGGGCATCGGCGGCAGCGACGCCGCCGCTCTGGTCGGCATGAACCCCTGGGCCACCCCCTGGACCGTCTGGGCCGACAAGATGGGGATCGCCGCCGAGAAGGAGGAAACCGAGGCGATCCGCCTGGGCCGCGACCTGGAACCCTACGTCGCAGAGCGCTTCACGGAAGCCTCGGCCTTGCAGGTCCGCCGCGTGAACGCGATCCTGCGCAACCCGGCCTACCCCGTCTCCCTGGCCAACATCGACCGGAGGATCGTCGGCGAAAGCGCGGGCCTCGAGTGCAAGACTACATCCGCGTGGCACACCAAGGAGTACCGGGGCGGAACCTTCCCTGATCGCTTCTATGCCCAGTGCGTTCACTACCTCGCCGTTACTGGCTGGGACCGCTGGTACCTGGCCGCACTGGTCCTGGGCGAGGGCCTGCACATCTACCAGATGGTGCGCAACCCCGACGAACCCACCCCTGCCTGGTGCGAGGGCAGCGTATACGTCGACAGCCATGAGATCGATAGCCTGATGCTGGCAGAGACGGAGTTCTGGGAGAAGTACGTCGCAGCCAAGACCCCGCCGCCCGTGGATGGAGAACCGGCCACCACCAAGGCGATCCAGACAGCACGCGGCGAGCCACAGGACGAAGACGTGCTCCTCAGCCATACCGCCGACGCGACCATCAAGAGCTATATCGATCTCAGGGCGCAGAAACAGGCCCTGGAGCGCGAGATGGAGCGATGCAGGCAATCTATCCTCCTATCGCTTGGAACGGCCAGCAAGGGGCACACAGGCTCCTACAGCGTGTCCTGCGACACATCCACCCGCAGGAGCCTGGATACAAAGCTCTTGCATGACACCTTCCCCACGATGAACCTCGACCCCTTCTACAAGGTTTCCACGTCCCAGCGTTTCACAGTAAAGGAGCGTAAAGCATGAGCAAGATCGCAACCGCCGTCAAAGCCCGCGAGGCCGCTGCTGTGCAGCAGAACCCCGCCGGCGCATCCATCTCCGTTATGGTCAACTCCCTCCTCGACCGCGAGGGCTACCGCCGCCGCTTCGACGATCTTCTGGGCCGCCGCGCGCCGCAGTTCGTATCGTCCATCGTGTCTATGGTCAGCGCGGACAAGAACCTCCAGGAAGCCTTCCGCAACGCCCCTCTGACCGTGATCCAGTCCGCGCTCAAAGCCGCGACCTATGACCTGCCCATTGACACTGCGCTCGGCTACGCCTACGTCGTCCCCTTCCGCAACAAGGGCACCATGGAGGCGACGTTTCTCCTCGGGTACAAAGGGATGTTGCAGCTTGCCCTGCGCACCGGCGTGTATAAGACGATCAACGTCGTGGACGTCCGTGAAGGCGAACTGAAGCGCTACGACCGTTTGACCGAGGAGGTGGAGATCGACTTTGTCGAGGACGAGGACGAGCGCGAGGCGCTGCCCATCGTCGGCTGGGCCGGGTATTTCCGCCTCGTGAACGGCACGGAGAAGACAATCTACATGACTCGCAAGCAGATCGAAGCACACGAGAAAAAGCACCGCAAGGGGCAGTACATGGGCAAGGGCTGGCGCGACGACTTCGAAGCCATGGCTCGCAAGACCGTCCTTCGCCGTCTGCTGGGCACCTGGGGCATCATGTCCATCGACTACCAGCGCGCGGACGCTGCTACTGTGGCTGCTGCAGACGCCATTGCAACGGGCCAATGGGACGGTGAGGACATCATCATTGCCGATGCCGAGGAAACGCCACAGGAGGCGCTCACGGCCTCTGAGGAGGCATCTACCATCGGAGGCATCGAAGGCATGGCTGATGAGCCTCTGCCCTGGGACCCCGAGGAAGGAATCCGGTAACCTACTCCTGCGCGCAGGGGCGGGAAACCGCCCCTCCTACGCGCGGACCAATGGGAGGCATTTATGAAATCCAGGCATTTACTCACTGAAATCCGAACCATGCAGGAGAAAGGAATCCTGCACCCCAACGACGTTTACATCTGGCTCCTGATGGCCATGACGGAGCTTGACCAGGGAGATTCCGTTGTTTTCTCTCCCGACGAACTTTCCAGAGCAACAGGTCTTTCCCGATCAAGCGTTTTTCGATCCATCAAGCGCATGCGGACACAGTGTCTGTGTGACACTCAGAGTGTCAGACTGACACCACGCTATAGTGTCAGAGAGACACTGAGTGTCAGAGAGACACTCACAGAAACCGCAAAAAACCCCAGAGGTCACGACAATTCCGCGTCCAACGCCAAGGCGCACGCAGAGTGCCCCAATGACACTGCGGCACCCTTCTCCCCCCACACCCCCCTTAACCCTAAACGTAATAATATATATTCTACGTATTCTTCTTCTCGTAAAGAAGACGTAAGGGATACGGAGAACATAACCCTAGGAAGAGAGGTAACCCCTACGAGTACGGAAAGCTCTAACGCAACGGTAGAGAGTAAACCCAAGAAGCCCAAGCCGGAGGCAAAGAAGTTCGGCGAATTCGTTTCCATGACGGACACCGAGTTCAAGATGCTGACGGATCGGTTTGGTGAGGGCCCAGCCCGCGAGATGATCGAGGTGCTGGACAACTACAAGGGTTCGAGTGGGAGGAGGTACAAGAGCGACTACCGCGCCATCTTGAGCTGGGTGGTGCAGCGCTACGAAGAGGACTGCACGCGGAACCACCGCCCGATTCCCTACAAGCAGAAGGCCGAAAGGCGCTATGACAACCCGCATGACTTTTTCGAGGGGGGCGGCGTATGAGCAACGCATTTCGGGATTTTTTCAACGGCCTATGCGCCAAGGTGGAGAGCCGCCCGGGAGACTACACGGACGCCTGCGGAATCCTGCACTGCGGAGTTTGCCACGAGCCGCGAATCGGAGTCGTGAAGACCCGCGCCGGCGAGGAGATCACACACCCCAGGACATGCGCTTGCGACAGGCGCTATTGGGCAGAGGTGAACGCCCGAGAGGCTGAGGAGAAGCGCAGGAAGCACATACAGGAGCTTCGCAGGCTGCTGCCAAGAGGCGTGCGGGACTGCACCTTTGAGGCGGACGATTCGCCGGACTCGCCCATCTCGATAACCTGCAGGAAGTACGTTAAGGCATGGCCGGAGATGTACCGGCGCGGGGACGGGATCATCTTCTTCGGCAGCGTGGGGACCGGCAAGACATACTACGCCGCTTGCATCGCAAACGCGCTGATCGACATGGAACGCCGCGTGCTCTTCACTACAGTGCCGGATCTGGTATCCCGCATGAGCGTTTTCTCGGACGATCGGGACGAGATCATCTCCGAGCTGTGCGCCGCAAACCTGGTGGTACTGGACGATCTCGGAGCCGAGCGCGATACGGAGTTTGCAATCGAGCAGGTATTTGCCCTGGTGAGCGCGCGAGAGCAGTCCCACAAGCCCACGATCTACACCACCAACCTCAGCATGGACGAGCTGAGACAGTGCGAGAACATCCGCCGCCGACGCATCTACGACCGAGTGCTCGGCTCCTGCCCGATTCAGCTCCAGATGCCCGGTAAGAGCCGCAGGGCCGGAGCATATGAGGCGCGGAGGGCTGAAGTTAGAGACATCTTGAGAGGAGTAAGCCTAGATGATTGATTGGAACACCGTAATTAGAGAAGCTCACAAAACCGCCGTTGAAAAGGGATGGTGGGACAGGCCGGTCACGGTAGAATCGCAGATATGCAACCTGCATTGCGAACTGTCCGAAGCGTGGCAGGAATACCGCAACGGACATGCCATCGACGAGATCTATTGCGCCGTAGCTAGGTGTCAGAATGCGTTGATGTGCAAAGAGCGATGCCTGGAATATCATCCACAAGGCATCCCAATTGAGCTGGCAGATTTTTGTCTGCGAGTGTGCGACTGGATGGGCAAAAAGGGGATTGAATATCCACAACATGATAAATATACATGGGTAGAGTGTTACACATTTGAAGGGTTTATAGAAGAACTTCACGGTGTGCTTGAGGGGGGAAATTTTCCACTAGACGAAGCATCATATATACTTGACTCAGTATCAATTAATTGCGAAAAGTTGGGCATACCGCTTGAAGAAGCGCTCCGCCAGAAGATGGAGTATAACCGCAAGCGGCCGTGGAGGCATGGAGGGAAAAGGGTATGACGCAGGAAGAGCTGAACATGATCTTGGACAAGCATAAAAAATGGCTCGACGACGAAGCGGGCGGCGACAGGGCCAGCCTCGGCGGGGCCAGCCTCCGCGGGGCCAACCTCCGCGGGGCCGATCTCCGCAGGGCCGATCTCCGCAGGGCCAGCCTCTGCGGGGCCGATCTCTGCGGGGCCAGCCTCTGCGGGGCCGATCTCGGCGGGGCCGACCTTCTCCAAGCCAGCCTCTGCGGGGCCGATCTCAGCGGGGCCGATCTCTGCGGGGCCGATCTCCGCAGGGCCGATCTCCGCAGGGCCAGCCTCTGCGGGGCCGATCTCAGCGGGGCCGATCTCTGCGGGGCCGATCTCCGCAGGGCCAACCTCTGCGGGGTCGATCTCAGCAGGAGCAACCTCCGCGGGGCTAACTTGGATTACTCCTGCTGGCCGCTGTGGTGCGGATCGCTGGATGTGAAAGTCGATGCGCGAATCGCCCGGCAGTTGGCCTATCATTTCTGCCGATTGGACTGCGATGATCAGGGGTATCTGGAAGCGCGGAAAGCGATTGCAGAGTTTGCAAACGGGTTTCACAGAGTTGATGAGTGTGGGAGGATAGAGGCATGACACCACAAGAGTATATCGATCGTGAGCGCCGTCGGGCGCAACTTAATCTCGGGTGGGCAATTCGCAGAAACGACGACGCGGCTATGCACCGGCTTGCGGAGCGGCTGCAAGTGCTGTGCGATATCGAGCGCGGGCTGAAAACGCTGCATCGCAAGAAAGAAGCTTGCCACCTGATGCGCGCGGCGGTAGAGGTTCTGGCCGCAGAGGATTCAGGGGATGCAGATGCAGCGATTGCCGCCGTCGTGGATGGCGAGGAGTACACCATGCAGGATCTCGTGTTTGGCATGTGTGAGCTGGTGAGTGCGTGGGAGGGGGATAGAGATGATTAAGCATTTTTGCGACCGCCGTGGGAAAGAAGTTACAACGCGGAACTACATGCGCATCACAGTGCGTGGCATGTGGTATGGGAGCCTGGAAGACGTGGAGCTGTGCGAGGACTGCATGCCCATAGTCCTCGGGCAGAGCAACCTGGATAAGCTCAAGGCGGATGAAGCCGAACGCAAGGCTCGTGCAGAAGCGCGGAAGAAGCTGCGCGCTGCGAAAGAGCAGCAGAATGCCGAAAATGCTGCCGAAAAGCAGCGGGACGAAGACGTGTTCGAGGAGGAGGAGCCATGACGCGGGAAGAGGCGTTGATGCTGTCGGCATATACGGGCGTTCTGCTCGTGCCGGACTTTGAAGACGTTCACAGATACTGCGAGGAGCTGATGGGATTCCCCATTCTCACGCACGAATTCGCGGAGGAAAGGCTCCAAATCGAGATCCGGGAGAAGCTGCGCCCCCGCGTTTGGGCGCTGTGCCAGACTGCGGCCGACAACCCGTCCAGCGGCCGGGAGCAGGTGGAGAAGGCGTGGAGGGGATGCAAGTATTGCGACGAGGCATGGGGAACTTGTGAATGCGTGGGAGGAGATGAAGAAGCATGACGCGGGAAGAAGCGATTAAGCTATTGAAGCAGTACCAGGGCTATGAACCGATGTTCCCAGATGGAGAAACGCTAAAGCATGCCTTTGACCTAACGGACGAAACTGTTGACACCCTTCTCTCCGCCCTCCGCCCCGTCAGCCGGGAGCAGGTGGAGAAGGTGTGGAAGGGGGAGTGGAGAGATTTGCATGGAGATAAGCTGGTCGGCATAGATGATGCTGGACAAGACGTTTATCGACATTATCATTACAGTGTATGCAAAAAATGTAGGAAAGGGATTGCTGCAAAATCAAACTTTTGCCCGTACTGCGGTGACGCAAAGACGGACGAGGCCGTGGAGATGGTGATGGAGAGATTGGAGATTATGAAAGACGGAAATTCAGTGAAAAGATAGTTGGTGGAGCAAAATGTATATCATGACGGAAAAATGTAGAGGAATTATAAATTCTGAGTTTGTTGAGAGGTTTTGCGTTGTAGAAAAGGAAGATGCCGTGCTCATAGTTGCGTCTTATAATGATATGCGCCGTGCTGTCACGATGGCAAGATATAGGGATAAAAAAGAAGCTGAATGGGCAATGGGGGAACTAATGGGAGCACTGTCGGGAGGTTCTACTTATTTTTATATGCCGGATAGCGTTCTCCATTGGGAAGAACACATTAAGAAAGATGCGAGAACAAAAAGGAGGGGCGGATCTTAATGGCAATCAGTGCAAAGAAATTCAGAAACGATCTAAAAAAGAATGGAGTTTTTTACACAGACAAGGCGCTGGCCGAAGAAATCAGAGCTCTACTGCCTACCGAAGTGCCCGAGGTGTACGACCCCACATGCGGGGACGGTGCACTGCTGAGTGTTTTCCCGGATGATACTAAAAAGTACGGGCAGGACATCTTGTCAGAGCAGGTAGAAGATGCAGAGAAGCGTATAAAGAATTTTACCGGAGTTGTTGGAGATACATTGTTAAACCCGGCTTTTGCAAACAAAAAATTCCAGTATATTGTTGCGAACCCTCCGTTCTCTATCAAGTGGGAACCGGAAAAACTAAAGAACGACCCAAGGTTTTCTTGTGCTCCCGTCCTTCCGCCGCAGAGTAAGGCGGACTATGCGTTTATACTGCATATCCTGTACTATCTGGAAGATAGCGGAATGGCCGCCGTGCTGAACTTCCCTGGTATACTATACCGAGGTCAGCGAGAAGGAAAAATTAGAGAATGGATTGTAAGGAATAACTGGGTTGAAAAAATCATCCATATACCAGGGGGGCATTTCGAGGACACAAACATAGCCACGGCACTAGTGGTGTTCAAAAAGCTCAGAGCAACCACAGATGTTGAATTTGTTGACACAGAAAACAATATCAGCCGACTCGTGCCGTTTGACGAAATCGAAAAAAATGATTTCAATTTGTCAGTATCAGCATACGTTCAGCCAAAAATGGGAAAAGAAGACGTGGAACCAGAGCGTATGCAAGCAGAAGCGAGAAAAATTTTTATCGAGAGACTGAAAAACGAGCTCGACATTGACTATACTGTGTGTCGGTTGGAAAGCAAGGATTGCAAAAAAACGGTGTTTAGTTTTGTGCGATTTTTAGGGCAAATTCAGGAAGTCATAAATCATTACTTAGAGAGATTGGAGGCGCTGAAAGATGGCAAGGGCGACAATGATTGATGGTATTGCTTTATACAAACATGCTTGGTATGGAAGTTATCACTCTATGATGGATAGATGCTATCGTGAGACATCCGGAAATTATAAGTTCTATGGCGGTAGAGGAATTGAGGTCTGCGAAGCGTGGCATAACCCAGTTATTTTCGCAAAATGGGCATATGAAAGCGGCTATGAAAAAGGATTTTGGCTGGACAGGATAGACTCTAATGGGAATTATTGTCCAGAAAATTGCAAGTGGTCTACTCCAAGACAGCAAGCAAACAACAGAAGAAATAACACTGTTTTGAAGTTTCAAGGAGAAGAACACACAGAGGCGGAGTGGGCGAGAATACTCGGTGTAAAGAAAAGTCTTATATCCAATAGATTGGCCAGGGGGTGGAGCGTAGAAGATACGCTGACAAAGGAGGTGCAGCACAATGCAAGATGGGCGAAATGATATGCCCACCCTCACCCTGCCGAACGAGTGGGTGAAAATGATGGAAGCAATCAATAATGCGGCTGTTGCGTACATAGAGGGTGGACCATATGAGAATGACCTGCCAGGAATGGAGTTCGCGCTAAAAATTGACAGATTATCACGAGATTTTGTACGCCCGCCGGAGGGAGAGGAGGAAGAAAAGCATGTCATCGAAATTACGGAGAATCTTTAATCCAACCGCAGAGGAACAGATACAAGATTATAAGTTTCTGCTAGAACTTCACAGGGAGCAGCTTGGTCAATGTTCTACATGTGCAAACCTTATCCCCGGTGATATGTCTGGAGTTGTAACGGATTATGGAATGTGCAGGAAAAATAGCCCACTGTTTTCGGCCAAAGTGTGTGGGAGAACGGATAAGACTTGCTCACTATATTTAGAGACATCCGTCAAATCACTTGAACAAGAGATAGATAGGCTCAGACGACAGAGCCCGCCGGAGGGAGAGGAGGACACCTGATGGACATTGAGAAGCTACTACGCGCTGCAAAGGACGCGCTAGACGGCGCTATGGAGTTCTACGGCGTAGCCGACGACCGCGACAACCCGTATATCGCGTTCCAAATTGGCGCTGCATGGGCGTACATCAATGCGGCGATGGGGCTGGAGGGAGAAGACGATGGACATTGAGAGGCTGATTGCGGGTCTATCCAAAGAGGCATACGGGAGCGATGTGGAAGAGTTGCTTCTGGAAGCCGCCACCGCCCTCTCCACGCTCCAGGCCGAAAACGCCCAACTGCGGGCCGAGTTGGAATACGAGAAGGAACACGCGAACGCCTATTATGAAGAGTGCGGACAGTGGGAGGCCGAAAACACACAACTTAAGGAAAAGCTGGAGGCCCTCAAGCAGGATAGGGATTTTGCGGACGAATATGAGTTGAGCGAATAAGGAGAATACATGGTGAAGTGCAAATTTGAGCCAAAGGAGGCGCTGAAAGATGACTGAGGCCGAAAAAGCGTATCAGTATTTTGTGATTGCTGTACCAGAAAACGAGGAGCAGGCCAAGGCGTATTTCTGGGCAAGGAAAGCCCTACAGTCCACCCTCACCCAGCCGAACGACTGGATAAGCGTGGAAGATAGGCTGCCGGAGCCTGGGGAGCGAGTACTTGCTACGGACTGCGGATTTGTCGGAGAGTTTTACATCAACAAGCGTGGGAAATGGCAGCGATACAACGTTAATTGTTCCGAATTGCTTATGGCATTGGACATTCTGTATTGGATGCCCCTGCCCGCACCGCCTGATAAGGACAATAATGTCCCTGCCAAAACGCCGAACGAGCCGCTGACGCTGGAGCAGTTACGGGAGATGGACGGGGAGCCGGTGTGGATTGCAAACCCTGATGCGCTGGAATACGGCAGATGGGGTATCGTCGATGGAGTATACCAAGCGGAAGACGATCAGGTCCTTATGCTGAGAGGAGACTATTCATGCCATTATTACGGCAAAACGTGGCTTGCCTACCGCCGTCCGCCGGAGGGAAAGGAGGAAATGAAAGATGATCATATGGGATAGATGCGCGATATGCGATCGGATTATACCTGTAGGAGAGCTATGCTATGGAATCAAAAACTGGAGAGGGGACCCGGAAGGAGGTAGAACGATATGCAAAAACTGCATTGCGCCTGAAAACGTTGATTCGATCACCCAGCCGAACGACATGGGTCAGATGATGAAAAGATTATAGGAGGTAAAATGTTAGAAAATGAAGTTTTTAACAGATCTTATGTTCGAGACATAACGAAAATTTGTGAATGTGATTGTTCCATCACTTACAGTCATAATAAAACTGAGTTAGATCGATCAAAAGAAGAAAGGAAAGAAGCAATGATCAAGCTGAAAAGGTGCCCGCATTGTGGAAGCGAAGTTGTTCTTTGCAAGATAAATGGATATGCGTATGTTGCCTATGAATTCTCCATTGTTTGTACTGGATGCGGTTTAGAAACTAGAGTCGTCATGAATCCTCAAGCGCAGTGTATTTTCGATATGGGAGAGGCTGTAAAAAGGATAGCTGAGAAGTGGAACAGGAGGGATGAATCCCGTGAAGATCTCGCAGAAAACCGTGGACGCGATCCGGGCTGAGTACATGCCGTATGACAGGAAGCGCGGCGCACGGGCGCTCGCGGAAAAGTACGGACTTAGTGAAAATTACGTTTGGTTGATTGTGACAAACAAAGCAAGAAAAACGAGGAGGGCCAACTGATGAAAATCGAGCTCTTGGAATACCCAAATGAAAAAGACTGGATGGAGGTAAAACGGCGTGCGCTTGTGACGGTAGGGAAAAAGCCGGTTAACCCACCGGATAGCGAGTGGAAGAAAAAAATTCTTTACGCTCGGCATTCGCCCATTCGCTACTTACGGTTCTCGTTCTACCTTGAGATTCCATACTACGTTAGCGTTCATCTTGCTAGGCATGTGCATGCACAGCCGTACATCCGCAGCCAAAGGAACGACAGGCAGAGCGAGTATGACAGGAACGCAGCAAGGCAGGATGCAGAGGTTTCCATGATCTGGGATATGAACGCGGAGGAACTGATGACGGTTGCAAACAAAAGGCTATGTATGAAGGCAGATCCTACCACGCGACTGATCGTGAACGAAATGTGTGAAACCGTTCGAGGGGTTTGCCTGGAAATATACGGGTTACTTGTTCCTGCGTGTTGCTATAATGGCGGGTTTTGCCACGAAATCGAGAGTTGCGGCCTTGGAGCGAAAATCGCGCTTCAAATTTTACACGGAGCGGAATAAAAGTTGACCCAAAAGTACAAAAGGTGTACAATACAGACGTGGGAAAGCGCGATCCCACACAGGATTTTTCCTGTAGATGGGGCAGCTAGATTTTTAGCTGTCCCATTTTGCAGAAAGGGGAAAGAAAACATGGTCGACTTCGGAAATGATGTGAGGTGTTAAGTCGTGCCAGCAGGGCGTCCAACAAAAGAATTTGATAAAAAAGCGTTTGCCGACTTGATTGGTTTCGGCTGTGGGCAGGATGAAATCTGCTGGTTTTTTCGGGATAGAGACACAGGCAAACCGGCGAATCCCGACACGCTTTCTAGGTGGTGTAAACGGACTTACGGGATGAATTTTCAAGAATACAGAGAGAAAATGGGACTAATGCCGCTAAAAATCCAACTGCGGAAAAATCAGCTTGAGCTATCTAAGAGAAGCGCTGCTATGGCGATCTGGCTGGGAAAACAGTACCTTGGACAGAAAGAGGAGGCGGACATCGATGTAACGTTATCTGCTGCTGAGGACGAGCTGAGCAAGAGCCTTAGAGAAATGGCAAAGGAGCTGAAAAGTGATGAGTAAATTTGTGAAATGCAGAGACATAAGAAGTAATGCCGTGGTGTATTTGTCTATTGAAAGCGTAGAAAAAATCTTGTGGGACGAAATCAAAGAAACCGAAAGCGGAGTTGTTACATTCTCTGGTGATCGCTATCTATGCGAAAGTGTAATTCCTGGAAGCCCGGCAAAGTTTTCTGATTGTATCGTGGAATACTAAATGATTTCGAGCAAACAGAAAAAAATTTTAGCGTTTCCGTATAGCGGATTTGATTCAATCATATGTGATGGAAGCGTCCGTTCTGGAAAAACCTCCATCATGATGTGGGCTTTTGTGGGCTGGGCGATGGATTGCTTCGACGGGTATCGGTTTGGGATCTGTGGAAAAACTGTGGATTCTACCGTGAAAAACATCATCGTGCCGTTTATTTCAATGCGCCTGGCAAAAGAGAAATATCGCATCAAATGGCGGAGATCAGATAAGATCCTAGAGGTTCGACGCGGGAACGCTGTAAACTTTTTCGAGGTGTTCGGCGGGCGAGACGAGTCGAGTTTCATGCTCATCCAGGGCCGCACACTAGCCGGTGTGATGCTGGATGAAGTCGCGCTTATGCCGCAGAGTTTTGTCCAGCAGGCGCTTGCCAGATGCTCTGTGGAAGGCGCGCGGATGTGGTTCTCCTGCAACCCAGACTCTCCGATGCACTGGTTTCATGTGGAATGGATCGAAAAGGCGCAAGAGCGCAACGCATTATACTTGCACTTTACGATGCGGGATAATCCGAGCTTGAGTGAGAAGACGTTACAGCGCTACGAATCCACGTACAGCGGCGTTTTCTACGAGCGGTACATCCTAGGCAAATGGGTAGCCGCAGAGGGATTGATCTACACGCTCGGAGAGGGAAATATCGTAGATGAGCTGCCGGAGCGAAAAAGCACGTGTGAGTATTACATCTCCTGCGACTATGGCACGCTGAATCCTTTCTCGGCTGGGCTGTGGTGCTGGGATGGGAAAACGGCCACGCGCATGCGAGAGTATTATTACTCGGGCCGGGAGAAGCGTGAGAATAAGACGGATGAGGAGTACTACGCGGAGATCGACAAACTAGCCGAAGACTTGCCTATAAAGGCAATCATTGTAGATCCGTCTGCGGCATCATTTATCGAGGTTATCCGGCGAAAGAAAAAATACCAGGTGCGCAAAGCTATAAACGACGTTATTCCCGGTATAGCCACTGTTTCCAGGTATTTGCAGGACGGCACAATCAAAATCCATCGCTCCTGCAAAGACTGCATCCGGGAGTTTGGTTTGTACCGCTGGGACGAGGACAAAACAGAAGACAAGCCCATCAAAGAATACGATCACGCCATGGACGAAGTGCGATATTTCACAATGACTATCTTACGGCACAAAGTCGGGAAAGCACCTTACATACCGATTTTCGACAGGAGATGATAGCGATTTACACATATCAGGACTTGGTTTCGGTAGGCGCTGATGAAAAACGGCGCATGGATTTCATTTACCAGGCCATCAACGCGCATCGCAGTTCAGACGTTTACAGGTTGGCTGTGGATGCTGAAAAATACTACGAGGGCGAAAACCCTACGATCAACGGCTACGAAAAAATCCTGTATGATCTACAGGGGAAAGCTCATCGAGACATGTACACCGCAAACCATAAAATCGCATCGAATTTTTTTGGGTTTGTGGTGGACCAGGAGTGCAGCTACCTGCTAGGGAACGGCGTGATGTTTGAGCAGGACAGCACAAAGGACAGGCTCGGGGAAAACTTTGACCTGGATGTTATGGAGGCTGGCACAGACGCGTTGATTGCTGGCGTGTCGTTCGGGTTCTGGAATCTCGATCACATCCAGGTTTTCCGGTTGACTGAGTTTGTACCGCTGTACGACGAGGAAAACGGCGCGTTGATGGCCGGTATTCGCTTCTGGCAGGTAGATACTAGCAAGCCCTTGCGGGCGACGCTATATGAAATGGACGGATTCACAGAGTATTTGCGCCCTACAAACGAAGATATGCGCGTGCTTGCTCCGAAACGCGCCTATGTGCGACTGGTGAGGTACGATGACGGAAACGGCACCGAGATCTATGATGGCGAAAACTATCCGGGGTTCCCGATTGTGCCGCTGAAAAACGGAAGGTCCGGAAAGTCGGAGCTGAACGGGCGCAGAAACACGATCGACGCGTTAGACCTTGCTTCCTCCAACATGGTGAACAACGTCGATGAGGGCAACCTGATTTATTGGGTGCTGACGAACTGCGGCGGCATGGACGATTTGGACGACGTAAAGTTCGTGGAGCGGCTGAAAATGCTGCACGTTGCACATGCGGACGGAGACGATGGAGTAAAGGCAGAGGCGCATACCATCGAAGCCCCGTATGAAGGCACAAACACGACTATAGACATGCTAAAAAAGAAGCTCTACGAAGACTTTCAGGCGTTCGATGCTTCTGCTGTGAGCGCTGGAAATCAGACTGCGACGGCTATCAAGGCGTGTTATGTACCGCTTGATCTGAAGGCGGATAAGTTCGAGGCGAGCGTTACGCGCTTTATCGGAGAGATTCTGAAGCTTGCTGGGATCGACGATAAGCCCAGCTACACCCGAAACCAGATCATCAACAAGAGCGAGGAAATACAGTCTGTTCTGATGGGCGCAACGTATTTCGATGATGAGTACACCACAAAAAAGCTGCTGACGATCCTGGGCGACGCTGACCAGTACGACGAGATGATGAAGCGCAAAGACGAGGAGGACATGAAGCGCCTGGGAGCACTGGAAGAGATACCGGAGAACGCGGTTGCACAGGCCGAAGCTCAGGGAAACGGCGCTGAAAATGCGCAAGAGGTGCAGTAATGGATTTTTGGGGAGATGATCTGAATCTTGATCTCTTGGGCGGAGAAGACGATGAATCCGTATTCCTGAGCACAAAAGAGCGCTCGTATTTCGATATTTACGGAGGTAGGGATATTCTGTCCCGCCGCGCAAAGCTCCCAGAGGATGGAGAAAGCCTGCGAGCAATCAGCTATGCAGGCGGCTTTTCTAGCTGCTCGGTAGTGCTGTGGATTGCGGATCGGACTAAAATTCGATCCATGTTCGCATCAACTCTGCGCGTGGGAAAAAAGGAAATCGATGCGCTTGCCGATTTGCATAGTGCTGGCAGGCTGGACAAGGCGCATTTCATCTTGAGTGGACTTGCCAAGAACAACACCGCCGCATCTGGAAAAGATTACCGGTACACGGAGTATTTCGAGCAGGTGTGCATGGAGAGTGGGTTTTCATGGAAATACGCGAAAAATCACAGCAAGGTTATCTTGCTTGATACAGATAGAGGGGAATATGTAGTGGAGACCTCCAGCAACCTGAACGAGAACCCGAAGATCGAACAGTTTTGTATCACGTGTAGCGAAGAGGTGTACGAGTTTTACAAGGCTGGGCTTTTTGGCTGAGGAGGTGAGCCGATATGCCGGATGATTACGGCCATGACTGGACGGATGAGGAGCTTGAAAAGCTGGAAAAGCGCATTGCACGCGTTTACAGACAGGCGAGCAAAGACATGCAGAAAAACATCGAGGATTACTTTGCGCGCTTTGTCGAACGCGACCAAAAAATGCGCAGCCTGATCGGGACTATACAGAACGGCAAGGAATGGACCGAGGAGGACTACAAGCAATGGCGCTTGAACCAGTTCGGGCGCGGAAAGAGGTTCCAGCAGCTACGAGATCAGCTTGCAGAGCGCGCTACAAAGGCAAATGAGGTGGCGAATGCGTATATCAACGACCTCACGCCATCTGTTTATAGCCTCAATCGCAACTATGCTGCATACACGATCGAGCGCGTGTCCGGGAATGTAGGCTTTACGCTGTGGGATGAAAGCACCGTGCGACGCCTCCTAGTCAAACGGCCAGATCTTATGCCTTACTACCCTCTGGAGAGGGCCATCAAGCGCGGCATTGATCTTGCGTGGGGCAAGAAGCAGATCACGAACACGATCACAAGCGCTATCCTGCGAGGGCTGAGTATAAAGGGCATATCTGAGGAGCTGAGGACGAGAGTACCGGAAATGGGGCTCTCAAGCTCCATCAGGGCAGCGCGCACGGCCATCACAAGCGCAGAAAACGCAGGACGCATGGATAGCTACAAGGCTGCATCTGATATGGGTATCAAGGTGCGGAAACGCTGGGTGGCAACGAAGGACGGGCGCACCAGACATGCACATAGACGGCTGGATGGGCAGACGGTGGACTGGGACGAGAGCTTTTCCTCAGAGCTGGGCAAGATCCGGTATCCTGGCGACCCGAGAGCAAAGCCCGCCAATGTCTATAACTGCTTTGCCGGAGATGTGAAAGTAGCCTCTGATAGCAAGCTAATCAGAAGCTACAAACACATTTACGAAGGGGATTTAATCACTGTCAAAACTGCCGGAGGCGTAAAGTTCACCTGTACCCCGAATCACCCAATACTTACTCCGAGCGGGTGGGTTCCTGCGAAACTCTTGAACAACGGAAATGACATTCTTGTAGCAGTCGTTGGAAAGAACAACTCTTTGGGGGTTAATCCAGACATAAATCATGCTTTTCCCAGCTTTGACGCAATTCATAAGTTTTTGGATAAAATGGGGGGACAAAGGGCTTGCGGTGTGAGTGTGAATTTCCACGGCGATGTCGCCACATCCAATGTCGAAATTATAACTCAAAAAAGGCTCTTGCGGAATAACCGGAATCCCAGCATTAGAAAGCGCATCAATAAATTCCTGCTCAAACTTTCCGATAAACCGCTTGTGTGCAAGAGCGCGCTTATGGAGCATTTCTGGAGTGTTTGCAAGTCCCCTTTTGGCCTCATTTGCAGCAAGGGCAAGGCGCTTTCTTTCCTCGGGAGGCGTTTGAGCCATTCTAACGTACATGGATTCAGACCGTCCACGGATATGAATGTTGTTTTGCCGGAGTACTCGATAGACAACTCGCCGGCTGAAACCATGCTCAAGCGCGAGTTGATTGATAGACTTCCCGGAAAGGTATTCCTCGATCATGTGGTTAGTATCGAAGTTAGCTCTTCTAATTGCCATGTGTATAACCTCCAAACAGAAAGTGGGTACTATTTCGTTAATTCCAGCATACCACAAGATGCGGAAATGTGCAACGGCATATTTGCGATAGCGAAAAATTGCCGGTGCACCTTGCGCACGGTAGAAAAGCCTGGCATCGAAGCAGAGACGCGGAAAATGCGCGTGAAAGATCCTAAGACAGGAAGAAACATTGTAGTGAACGAGATGACTTATGGCGAGTGGGAAAGGTGGGTAAAAAGTCGTGCCTAGGGATGGGATTACATTCGAGGACAATTCGGATGAAGTGCTGAAAGCGTTTGAAGATGCTTGGAGCAGAGGCTTAGAGCGTATAGGCTTGCAGGCGGAAGGATACGCAAAAGACTTGTGCCCTGTAGACACAGGAGCACTTAGAAACAGCATCTCGCACAAAGTGGATGAATCGGAACGTGCTGTATACATCGGAACAAACAACGAATACGCCGCATATGTAGAACTGGGCACGGGGCGTTACTATCCAGGAGGACGCCCAACTCCATGGACATACCAAGACGCTAAAGGTGTTTGGCACTGGACGCGCGGAAACCCTGCGCAACCATATCTTGCGCCTGCCGTGAAAGATCATGCGCAGACCTATAGAAACATCTTGGAGGATGAGTTCAAAAATGGCGGACATTAAGCTATCCTGGGAGGAGATTAGCAAGATCGAGCGCACTGTTAGCAGGGGCGACCGCGTAGAGATCATCCCGGTTAAAGAGGGCGTGAAAATCTTGCGTGTAAAGCGAGAAGAGATCAAGGAAAAGAGAATCATGCAGTAAGGTCCATAGCTTGCCAAGCATATAAAAGCGTGGTAGAATAAAAACGTGAAAAGCCTCCGTCTAAATGGTGGCGGAGAAGGACCGAGCGTGGCCAATGAGTCGAAGAAATTCGATCGTTGACCACGCTTTTTGTTTGCAATCGCAAAGAAACGCGATTGACATAGTCGCCCCGAAGAAACGGGCCAAAGAAAAGGAGCTGCGACACATGGCGTTGACGAGGAGAGCACTAAAGGCAATGGGCATCGACGAGGAAAAGATTGATGAGATCATTGCAATGCACGGTGAGACTGTGGACGGGCTGAAAGCCGAGGTTGCCAAGTACAAGGCCGATGCGGAATCTGTACCCGAGCTGCAAAGGCAACTCCAACAGGCGCAGACCGCGCTTGAAGAGAGCCGCAACGACGGATACAAGGCAAAATACGATGCACTCAAGGGTGAGTATGACAGCTATAAGCGCGAGCAAGCTGAGAAGGAAATCAAGGCCGCAAAGGAAAGGGCTGTGCGCGCCTACTATGAGGGCAAGGGTATTACCGGGAAGAGCCTGGATATTGCGATGCGTGCAAGCGGAGAAGAGATCGAAAAGCTGGAAATGGACGGCGAAACGATCAAGGATGCCTCCGCGCTGGATGCGCTTGTGAACGGCACGTTCTCTGGACTGGTGAGCACTACCACCGTACAGGGAGCAAAGACTGCCACACCGCCCACCAGCACTGGTGGCACCATGACGAAGGCCGACATTTACAAGAAAGACGATCATGGCCGCTATGTGATGTCTGCGTCCGAGCGCCAGAAAGCACTAGTCGAAAATCAGATCGTATGAAAGGATGAAACAAATGGCGGCAACGAAAGTTGAGTCTTTTTCTAACCCGCGCGATTCTCTGCCTAACGGTTACACCAGCGTTACGGCCAGAGAAGTTGACTTTGTAACTCGATTTAACGATAACTGGGATGCGCTGCGCACCATCATGGGCATCATGCGGCCCATCCGCAAGACCCCTGGCACGCAGCTGATCTCCTATACCGCCGATGTAACGCTTGAGTCTGGTGATGTTGGCGCTGGCGAGGTGATCCCCTACAGCAAGGCTACCATCACGCAGGCGACCAAGGCGGACATCACCATCAAGAAGTACGCCAAGGCCGTGCCGATCGAAGACGTTGACAAGTACGGCGCAGAGATCGCTGTGGAAAAGTCCGACGACGCATTCCTGACCAAGCTTCAGAACGTTGTCCTGGGCGATTTCTATACGTTCCTCAATACCGGCACGCTGACCGGCACTGCCACCACATGGCAAGCTGCGCTTGCAAAGGCGCAGGGCGAGGTTTTGAACAAGTTCGCTGGCATGGCGAAGGACGTTACCTCCGTGGTTGGCTTCGCAAATATCCTGGACGCCTATGACTATCTGGGCGCGGCGGATGTGACTGTACAGACGCAGTTCGGCATCAATTACATCCAGAACTTCCTCGGTTACTCCACGCTCTTCCTGCTGCCTGCTACCGTCTCCGGTAACGCGGCTATCGCTAGGAACACCGTGATTGCCACGCCTGTGGAGAACATCGATCTGTATTATGCTGATCCTGGCGACAGCGAGTTTGCCCGCCTGGGCCTGAACTACACCACGCAGGGCGAGACGAACCTCATCGGCTTCCACGCGCAGGGTAACTACACTACCGCTGTGGGTGAAAGCTTCGCCATCATGGGTATGAAGCTCTGGGCAGAGTACCTAGACGGAATTGCCAAGATCACGGTGTCGGCGGGGGGTTAACGCCCTCGGCTGATATCGGCCAGACAGACCCGAGGGCAACACAGGCCGCAAAAGCGGCAAACGTGGCCAAGACAACTCGTAAACGCACGACAACTTAGGGAGGGCGGCGCGATGCTCGAAGAAGTCCTTAGGCATCTGAACAACTGGTTTCTGGTGCCAGATGGGGTGCATACAGACACCTACACCATTGAGGGCGGCGGCATCACGCTGCCTTTTCTGCAAAGCGGACAGTATTTCCGCGTGGTTGGATCCGTGTTCAACGATGGCCTGCATCAATATCCGGCAACAGATATGATCGATGAAACGTTTGACGGCGCTGTCTGGGCGCTGGCCGTACCAAAATCGATTGTATCCCTCGCCGAAGATATTTCCTCATGGCAAGAGAAAAACGGAAACCCTGGCCCGTACACAAGCGAGAGCTTTGGGGGGTACAGCTACACGAGGGGGACAAGCAGCGCGACAGGCGCTGCTGTAACGTGGCAGGACGCGTTCAGAACACGGCTGAACCCGTGGCGCAGGATTGGGGGGATTCGATGAGCCTGCTTGACGACTTTGCACATGCGTGTGTGCTGCTGGAAAAGACGCGCAAGCCTGATGGCGAGGGCGGATACACGGTTGAGTGGACCGAGGGCGCGGAGTTTATGAACTATCTCACGCTCGACACGTCCATGGAAGCGCGCAGGGCTGAAAAAGAGGGGGTAACCTCTGTATACTCAGCGCTTGTGAAAAAGAGCGTCCCGATCGAGTTCAATGACTATTTTCGGGATGAGGCAACGGGTGAAACGTACCGCGTAACGTCCAACCCCGAGGAAAAGACTGCGCCGAAGTCGTCGAGCTTTGATCTCAAGTACTTTACGGCGGAAAAGAGGGCACTGCCGACATGACAATCAACATCTTAGGCGCTGAATACACGGTGACACTGGCAACGGAGCAATCCGAACCGAGGCTTGAAGGGTGCGACGGATTTTGCGATGAAACCACAAGGGAAATCGTTGTGGAGAATTACAAAAGAAACTTACCTGGAAGCAAGGGAAAACTTGAATTGCAAGAGCAAAAAAACCTACGTCACGAAATCCTGCATGCGTTTCTGTTCGAAAGCGGCTTGGCTGAAAACAGCGACTGGGCGCAAAACGAAGAAATGGTAGACTGGGTTGCAAAGCAAGGGCCGAAGATTATCAAGGCATGGCAGGAGGCCGGTGCACTATGACAAAAGAAGCCGCTTTGCAGGCGTTTTTTGAGCAGTTTCTGCCGTCCTACGCCGCATCCGCTGTGCCGGGCGACGTGGAAATGCCCTATCTCACCTACGAACTCATAACAAGCGCGTGGGACGAGGGCAATGTGGGCATGACTGTGAACCTATGGTACTACACGACGAGCGAGTCTGAACCAAACGCAAAGGCGCGCGAGATCTCCAAGGCGTTCGGGCTAGGCGGTGTACAAATCCCATGCGACGAGGGCTCCATCTGGCTTACGCGTGGATCTCCCTGGTGCCAAAGCCTAACGGACGCCAACGACGAACAAATCAAGAGACGATACCTGAACATCACTGCGAGTTACAACACGATTTACTAACCGCCTCCTAAGCGTTGGAGGTGAAGAGCTGAAAGGGGCTGATGAAAGGAGAAAAATGTGAGATACACTAGAATTGCTGAAGACGCATTTCAAAAGCTGCAGTTAAACGCAGGCGTTTTGCTTTCTGATTTCACGCCTGGAACCGGGGCCGTAGAAGACACTGCCATCCTAGGAGCCACGACCGGAGGCGTAAACTTCACTGCAACGCCCACTTACTCCGATTTCGGAGAGGACATTGATAACGCTCCCGTAAACGTAAAAGAGCTGAAAAAGCTTGATAGCTGGGAGGTTCTCATGTCTGGCACTTTCGTTACTGTGGATCCTAATCTTGCGAAGCAGCTCATCGGCGCGGCCGATATTGGCACTCCGGACGCCACTAAGGTAACGCCTAGAAGCGATCTTGCAGACGAGGATTTCAAAGATATTTGGCTTGTCGCAGACTACTCTGACAAAACTGGAGACACAAAGGGCGGATACGTCGCAATTCACATGCTCAACGCCCTGTCCACTGGCGGTTTCCAGATCCAGACTAGCAACCGTGCGAAGGGGCAGTTTGCGTTTGAGTTCACTGGGCACTACTCGATCGAGGATCAGACTATTGTTCCCTTTGAAGTATACGTCAAGAAAGGCGAGGTTGAAGGCGCATGAGATTTTCGCAGCTTAACACCGACCAGGCGGCAGATGTGCTGTGCGAACTGACTCCGTACGTTGCAAACATCACCGGAGATAAAAAGCTTCTCGATGAGCTTGCAAAAAAGTTCAACATGAAAGGAAAGAGCACTGCGGAGCTGTACGTTTTTGCAGCCCAGAAGCTTGCAAAAATTCTGCCTATCGTGCTTAAAGACCACAAAGAGGACATTTTTGGCATTCTTGCCGTGCTGAACGACACGACCCCGGAAGCTGTGTCCAAGCAGTCCGTTTTCACCACGATCAAGCAGGCGCACGATGTGCTTGCGGACAAGGAGCTTCTGAGTTTTTTCAAATCGTTGCAGCAGCCGGAAGAGAACGCGTAGTCTCTGCGCTGCTGTCTATGCCCACGATGGGAGTGCGAGCGTATATAATCGCACTCCCGATTGCCATCAAGGAAAGAGACGTCGAAAATGCTTGGAGAGCATATGCTGGTGAATGTCTGCGGCTTATGACTGAAAACACAGCTAAAATGGGCGGAGGCAGTTACATCCAAGCGAAATGGGCAGATATTATCAATCCAAAACCGACAGACAACCGCACCGGCGAAGAGATCGTTGCAGATGTCATCAAAAACGCTGGGCTTACACTGATAACCTCCGGCAAAGAGGAACCGGAGAAGGGCTGAGAGGTGCCGATAGAAAGGAGGCGGCACCATAAATCTTTTCGATCTTTACGCAAAAGTATCCTTGGATACGGATGAGTATGAAAAGGGCGTAAAGCAAGTATCCAAGAGCGGAGAAAGCCTTGCGTCCAAGCTAAAGAACGGCCTTGCAACTGCCGGAAAGGTCGTCGCAACCGGGATTACAGCCATCGCCGGTGCCGCAACCGCTTCTGTTGCCGGCCTGCTTGCGCTTGCTGACAGCACAGAGGAATACCGTATTGCACAAGGAAGACTGAACACCGCGTTCGAGGCCGCAGGATATAGCGCCGAGACCGCGCAGGAGGCGTATAACGGATTTTACGCTATCCTTGGCGACACCGATACTGCCACAGAGGCATCGCAGCTCCTAGCGCAGCTAGCGGAGTCTGAGGAGGATGTGGCAACCTGGACGCAGATTGCCGCAGGCGTATCCGGTACGTTTGGCGACTCCCTGCCGATTGAAAGTCTGATTGAGGCGACAAACGAGACGGCTAAAGTCGGCCAGGTTACAGGCACACTGGCAGACGCCTTAAACTGGGTAGGGATCTCGGAAGACGAGTTCAACGAGAAACTTGCTGCATGCTCCGATGAAAGCCAGCGCAATCAGCTTATCATGCAGACGCTTGCCGCGCAGTATGACGAGGCAAGCGCGGCGTTTTATCGTAACAACGAAGCTCTTGTAGAGTCGAGGAACAATCAGGCACAACTTGACGCGGCGCTTGCATCTCTTGGCACTACGGTAACAAACGTTAAAAACTCTGTTCTATCCGAGCTTATCCCATCTATTTCCGGGATTGCAACGGCTTTCAACGGGATTCTATCCGGCACAGCCGGAGCAGAACAGCAGCTTTCGCAGGCTGTTGGCGGGCTTGTATCGAACGTCGCTGATATGCTTCCGGAGTTTATGACGCTTGGAGGGACAATTCTTACCTCGCTTGCGTCGGGCATCCTCTCCAACGCGCCGCAGATCGTAACGGCGCTCACGCAATCCTTGTCGCAGGTTGCGACGATGCTTCCCACGCTGATCACGCAGCTTGTATCGCAGATTGGCACAGTGCTGCCGTCTCTGGTCGAAGCGGGTTTGCAGATCATCACGGCGCTCATACAGGGCATTAGTCAGAATATGCCCACGATCATCCAGACAATCACGGAGCTTATCCCGCAGATCATACAGGCAATCGTAAGCAACCTGCCGATGCTGCTGGAAGCGGGGCTGCAACTGCTGCTGGGCATCGCACAGGGAATGATGCAGGCAATCCCGCAGCTGATAGAGATGCTGCCGCAGCTCATTACCTCGATCATCGAGTTCATTCTTAGCTCAATCCCGCAGCTTATCGAAGCCGGTATACAGCTGTTCGTGGCCTTGGTAGGGGCGCTGCCCGAGATCATCACTGCGATTGTCGAGGCCATCCCCCAGATCATCGACGGCGTTATAAACGCCATTATCGAAAGCATTCCACTACTGATCCAGGCTGGCATTGATCTTTTTGTAGCGCTTATCGAGGCCCTGCCCGAAATCATCGTAACCATTGTCGAAGCGATTCCGCAGATTATCGAAAGCGTTATAGAGGCGCTGACAAACGCTATCCCTCAGATCATTGAAGCTGGATTTACTCTTTTTGTTGCGCTGATCGAAAATCTACCCCAGATCATTATTGCCATTGTAAAAGCAGTTCCGCAAATTGTTGTGGGTATCGTCAATGCCTTTAAGAGTCTTGGCGGGAAAATTGTGGCTATTGGCGAGGACCTGCTAAAAGGTGTTTGGCAAGGCATACAGAATATGGCGAGTTGGTTGTGGGATAAAGTTTCCGGCTTTTTCAGCGGTATTGTGGACGGCGTGAAGGGTATGCTCGGCATCAACTCTCCGTCCAAGGTTTTCGCCGACATGGGCAAAAACATGGCGCTGGGCCTGGGTGAGGGCTGGGATAAAGAATACAATGGCATCAAGAAGGACATCGAAAGCGGCTTAAACTTTGCGCCCGGGACAGTGAGCCTCAACGGGCGCAGCAGCGTGGCCGGGTATGGCTCTAGCGGAATTGGCGCTGTGAACGTGTATGTCACGCTTACAAGCTCTGTGAATAATCAGAGCGAGGCAGAGGCCGTGGGTCGGATCATCGGTGAGAAGGCTGCAAGACAGATCAGGTATAAAGGGGGTGTATCGTATGCTTAAATATAGCTTCACTTTCGGTGGCGTAGACATGCGCGAAAAATACGGGGTATGGTGTACGGCGTACGATACATTCTTCCCACCGCTTAGATCTCACAAAATCACCGTGCCCGGCAGATCCGGCGCATACGACTATGGCTCGGACGAGTACGACGAGCGCACGCTACGCCTAGAGTGCGACACCAGAACGGGGAAAACGCGCGCTGATATGCGCGAAATCGCATATATACTCAGCAAAAAGCATGAAATCCGCATCTGGCAGGAACCCGATAAATACTATGTCGGCAGGCTGTATGATCCATCCGAGTTGGAAGATCTCGGGCAGATCGTGTACAAGTTTACGTTGACATTCATCTGCGAGCCTTTTGCTTATGGGGAAACCAAAAACGTAGAACCGGATGCAGCGCTCTGGGAAGCTGCGTATAGCGGAACGGCCCGCACGCCTACGAGAATCCAAATCGTCAATGCTGGCGATACTGATGCAGTAGGCATAAAGTTAACGCTCGCTGAAAGGAGAGACATCTACTAATGTACGCAACGGACTATTTTGAGACAATGATCCTAAACTTGGCGCGCGGGATTTCTGCGACCGCGCCGCAGACTATGTATCTCGCGCTGTATCTTAACGATCCATCGGATTCCGGCGGCGGCACCGAGGTTTCGTACTCCGGCTATGCCAGGCAGCCTATCACGTTCTCGGCCCCTGCTGCATCTGGCGGCGGCATGGCGATCCAGAACACAGAGGCCATCACGTTTGCGGAGGCGCAGGTGGATGTGGGTAACGCGACGCATGTAGGTGTGCTGGACTCTCTCACCGGCGGTAACATGTACGTTTACGGCCCGCTATCTGAGATTCTCAACATCCAGGCGAACGTTTCTCCTGTCGTGCGCGCCAATGCTGTAAAATGGATCTCTTCCGGAAAGATGAGCAATGCCTACAAAACGAAAGTTCTTAACATCCTGCGCGGTACAAACTGCGCCGGGTTCACGCCGTATCTTGCACTTTGCAATGGCTCTCCGGAGGCTGGCGGCTCGGAGTTTGTCGGCAATGCGTATGAGCGTATGCAGGTGACGTTTGGGTCCCCCGCCAGCCAGGCGGGCGGTGCTATGATGATGAGCAACAGCGCGGCAATCAGCTCTCCGGTAGCAACCGGCACTTGGGGAAATCTCACGCATATTGCGATCTATGATGCCGAAAACTCAGGTTCTCCGTATCTGATCGATACGGCAAACCCGTCCACGCTCATGAACAAGGATAAGGCCATCATCTACGAGGTCGGAGCGCTGAAATTCTCCATCAACTAAGCGTCGGGGGTGATTTAGGTGTTTAACCTCTCGCGCTATAACCTAGCCCGGTACAACTTGCCGCAAACGACACTGCAAACCGTGAGCCTAACAACGGACGCATACGAGCAAATCATCGGCCTGTTCGCGGTTGCGCAAAACCTGTATCTCTCCACAAGTGCCGTAGAAACGTGGGATATGTCCGCGTCGGCCACACAGGGCTTCCTGCTGAAGACAAACGCGCAGGAATCCATCGACGCAGAAGCCCGGCTGATTGGCGTATTCCTCATGAAGGCGGATGCGGCAGAGGGGTTCGGCGCATCTGTACGCGTGGGCGCTTTGATCTATGGCTCTGCTGATGCGGCCGAAGAAATCGAAGCTCAACTCAGGCTAGGAGCCAATGCGCATGGGCACACAGATGCCGCCGAAAGCATCCTGTCGGACATCTCCGTGGGTGCGGATGTGTATCTCGGCAACACTGCATACGAGATCATAACCGCGATTGCGGAGGCAGAAGCTACAGACGTTTTCTCGATAGAAATCGATGTTACTCTTGCGCCTGGCGACACGCTGGTCATCGACAGCGATCATTACACTGTGCTGCATAATGGGGAAAACATCCTGGACAAACACAGCGGGGACTGGGTGGAGCTTTCGAGAAACACGCGAACGCTGCTCGTGGAAAGCGGAACACCCGCAACGCTTGAAACCTCCATCCTGTACACTGAGAGGTATTTGTGATGCTTGAAGTTTTTGATCTAAACCTGAAAAAACAAGCGATCCTCGAAAATGCGTATAACGTGACAGAAAAAGAAGAGATCAACGCCGTTGCCGAGCTTTCCTTCTCGCTCCCGGAAGGCGACGACAAAAACGAGTTTTGCCAGCCTTACCACTATGTGCGCTATAACGGCGGGCAGCTATACAGGATTATCACGCCGGGCGGCACGCTGAGCGGAAGTGGGGAAATGACGTATGAGTGCGAGCATGTGATTGCGACGCTGATTGATGATGTGCTCTTCGGGTCGCATGTGATCGGCAACCTGGGCACATACACGGTTGACTGTATCAACTACGTGCTGGACGCACAGACCGTCAAACGCTGGAAGCTCGGCACGTGCGATTTTTCTCGGCAGTTTGAGTACGGCTGGGAAAACGAAAACCTGCTTGCGGCGCTCTTTTCCATCCCCAACCGGTTTGTGGACGCATACATGTGGACATACGATACGAGCGTGTATCCATGGACCGTGAACCTAGTGAAGATCGATACAGATGCAAAGCCTGCCTACTACATCCGAGGCAAAAAGAATCTCATCAGCCGGGATTTCACCCGCGCATCGCAAGACATCTGCACACGTCTGTATTGCCTGGGCTATGGTGAGGGAGTCAATCAGCTCACGATCTCGGACGTGAACAGCGGCTTGCCGTACCTGCAAAGCCCTCCCGAGATCATTGAAAAATACGGCCTGATCTCCCGCATCTGGGTGGACAGGCGCTTTGAGGATGCAGAGAGCTTGAAGGCGCAGGGAGAGGCCATGCTTGCAGGCTTGCAGGAGCCACAGTACAGCGTCGATGTTTCTGTTGCAGATCTGTACCCCATCACACAGGCTGACTACGACAAGGCCGAGATCGGGCGCATTACGATGCTCGTGGAGGACAACATCAAGACGTATATCACCGGGATCACGCACCAGTGGGACACGCCCGGCAGCATGACTGTAACGCTATCCACGCAGCCCGTAGACGTTGCGCAGACGATTGCAGATCTTGCGGACCGTCAGCGCATCGAGCAGGTGTACTCACAGGGCGCAACGCAGCTATATGCGCAGAGCGTGCAGGCGAACGCCACGCCCACCATCGGGGCAGTGCTGAACTTCTGGATCCCGGAAGAAATGCGGATTGTAAACAAAGTCTTGGCGAAAATCACGCTCTCTCCATTCCGCAGCTACTCTCGCTCTACATCCGGTGGTGGCGGGACATCCACTACCAGCTCCAGCGGCGGAGGCACGAGCAGATCAACCGATAGCGGCGGGGGGACCACGACCACAAGCCAGAGTGGCGGAGGCGGATCCACTACATCTGCAAGTGGGGGGGGCGGATCTGATACAAGCGGAAGCAGCAGCAGAAGCACGACGAATTCCCCGTCCAGCCTAAGCAGAACGACCTCATCTGTAGTTGCAGAAGATGGCGTTTCCCACAGGCACACGATTTCTGCCGGTGAGTTTTCGCATGTGCATGGCATGGATCACACGCACCGCGTGTCTTTCCCATCGCATCGGCACTCCGTGGAACTCCCATCGCACACGCACAGCGTAAACATCCCATCCCACACACACGATTTCTCGGTCCCTTCGCATACCCATGAGTTTTCGCTCCCTGATCACACGCACGGCATCGAACAGGGAATTTTTGAGTTTGGCGGAGCATCCAGCGCGCAGATTCTTGTGAACAACACGCAACACGCGAGCATGGGCGATGACTACGAGGCCGATATTACCGCATATTTGCTCAACGACGATGGCAAAATCCCGCGTGGTACCTGGCATAGCGTTACCGTAGTGCCTGACGATCTTGCATATGTAACCATCGACCTATACCTGCAAGGCTTTGTGCAGTCGAGAGGAGGTAGCACACACTAATGCCTAAGATCGACATGTATGCGGGCATCAATAACAGCCCGCAAACAGTCACAACGGCGGAGATCACGGCCTCCGCCCAATCCATACCCGTGAGCAGCACCGCCGTGTTTCCTGCCGGGCCAAATCTGGCAACGCTTGGCACCGGAGATGATGCGGAAGTGGTGCAGTATACCGCCATTTCCGGGAACGAACTGACCGGATGCGTGCGTGGCTTTGGTGGGACTACGGCCAAAATTTGGCCAACCGATACCGTTGTGTACAGAGCTTTTACGCTGGAAGACTACCGGCGTTTATGTGTAAACATCGACACGCTTTTTTCTGAAAAGATTGATAGCAATGGGGCGGCATCTAGTGCCACCGTCGCTTTCACTGCTGCTGCTACCAGAGCGAATGTCGCCACTGGCGAAACCCTGGCTATCATTGTGGGCAAGATTGCAAAATGGTATGCCGATCTCAAGAACGTTGCTTGGAGCGGAAGCTATAATGATCTAACCAATCGTCCGCAGAGCATGTCGCCTACAGCTCACGCAAACACACATGCGGCAGAAGGCAGTGATGCGATCACTCCTGAAAGCATCGGCGCTCAGGAGGAGATCACAACAAGAGGCATCCTGAAGGGCGATGGAGCCGGAGGAGTTTCACAAGCCGTAGCCGGGAGCGACTACCAGGAAGCAATCACTGTAACCGGATTGCTGAAAGGCACCGGAAATGGCGCTGTATCCGCTGCGCAGGCTGGCACTGACTACCAAGCGCCCATTACTCAGCATGGCATTCTGAAGGGAACCGGAAGCGGCGTTACTGGTGCTGAGGCTGGTACGGATTATCAAGCTCCTATCAGTGCTACTGGCCTTCTCAAAGGCGCTGGGAATGGGTCTGTGAGCGCTGCAACCGCCGGGGAAGATTATCAGGCTCCAATCACTGTCACCGGCCTCCTCAAAGGCAACGGCAGCACGGTACAGCAGGCGGTGGCGGGGACGGACTACGCAAAGCCGTCGAACACGGTATATGCGACGCTGCTGGCGACGGGGTGGACGTTTGATAGAATAAATGACACTGGTGCGGCAACGCGCGTTGTTCCAGAACCTGGACCGTCCACGGCGATAAATGTGTATCAGCAGACTGTGAGCGTCGCGGGAATTACTGAAAACAGCACTGCCATTGTATCCTTGTCGCCTCTTGCTACTGCGGCGCAATTCCAGGCCGCTGTGCCGCTGCAACTCATCGCAGTAGAGCAGGGCGATGGAACAATCACGGTGCGTATAGGGGCGTCGTACAGCACTACTAGTGCGCCCCCCATCGACCCGCCTACCGTCGACATCCCCATCCAGATCACGATTCTGTAGGAGGTGAAAAATTATGCCTTTAATCTCTATGTTCCCGTGTTCTACGGGGGGTGCTTCAATAGACTATAACTCGCGCCCTCAAATCGATTTTGACGGAAAGTGGATCAAGCCGTTCGTGGAGTTCTACGACGGGGAGCCGTACTGGGAAGCGTGGTTCCTGTCGTCAGGGACGCTGACGGTGAACGGCAACTATATTGCGGATATGTGGGTCATTGGCGGGGGATCTTTGCCAAATTTCAGAAACAGTCCATATTTCGCTGGCAATGGACACACTCAAACCGTTTCGGGGATAAGCGTCAGCACTGGCCAAATTCCTGTTACGGTTGGTGGAGGAGCAACGAGAGCTAACAACGGAGGTGGAACAAGTTCGATAGGACAGTTTGTTTCCGCAGCCGGAGGTTCTCCGGGTGCAGAAACCACTGATGTTAAGTATCGTTTTGCAGCGCCGGACAAAGCCCACGAAGCTGGTGCAAACGGCACGAGGAACCCTGACAGCATGTATCAAACTGGACGTGGGGGGTGGCTTTTTTGGAGGAGCGATGCTGAGTACGCAGGCGAGGGATACGGCGCTGGTGGCGGAATTTACAACGGTATAACTGTCAAGGAAAACGGCCACTCGGGTGCAGCCATCATCCGCATCAAGATCTAGGAGGGACAAGCATGGCAACGTATATCGCGCGCAACGCGGACGGCGAGCAGGTGAACCTGGTGGAGATCGAGCCTGCACAAATCCCGGGCTGGGAGGCGCTTACCGGCCTTACACTGGAACCCGCTCCCACGTCGGAGCCCGGCGACGACCCGGACCCCGTGCAGATGGAGCAAGCACTAAATGAACTGGGGGTTGAAACACGATGAGAAACGATCTTGTAGAACAGGCGCAGGCAATCCGCGCCGGAATGCAGGCCCTTGCCCGCACCGCGCCGGACGCGGTGCTCCTGGCACAGCCTATGGCCATGTATGATGAGTGGAGCGCAGAGAGCGTGGAGTATGCGCTGGACGACATCCGACAGTATAACGGCCTGCTCTACCGCTGCGTGCAGGCGCACACGTCGCAGGCGACGTGGACGCCGGAGGCTGCGCCGTCCCCGTGGACGCGCATCGCGGACCCGGCGCAGGAGTGGCCGGAGTGGATCCAGCCGACCGGCGCGCACAACGCGTACGCAAAGGGCGCAAAGGTAAGCCACAACGGCAAGCACTGGATTTCCGACGTGGACGCCAACGTCTGGGAGCCGGGCGTCTACGGCTGGACGGAGCAGGCTGAGGAGTAAATCGAAAGGAGCGATCTTATGAAATGGAAACTGCGTGATGGTGGCTACGCGCCAAACATCGCCGTCAGTACCGCCGAAAAGGCGGCGAAAGAGCACGGCGTCCCGGTGGGCATCCTGCTGGGCACGGTGGAGTGCGAGACGGACTTCCGGCTCGGGCTTGTGTCCTCTGCCGGGGCTGTCGGCCCCTGCCAGTTCTTGCCCAAGTACGCGGAGGACTACTACCGCTATGCGGGCTTCGAGTTTGACTTGGAGGGCTGGGAATCTATTACCGGCATGGCGGCTATCTACGCCTACTACTACCGCCTGGGCGAGGGGCGCTACGACTTCACCGGCGCGGACGGCTGGCGCTATGCCCTGCTATCCCACCGCTACGGCCAGAACAGCAAGCGGGCAAAGGAGTTGGATTGCAGCGTCGACCGCATCAAGGACGTGGAATCCATGATGCGCGCTAACGGCGTGTGGTACGGCGCTGAGGACGCCGAGGATACAAAGGAGGATGAATCTATGCTTGACCCCAAGGACTTCCCCAAGGTGGCAAAGAAGGCCGCTGAGTGGGCGCTGGATCAGGTGGGTGCGCGGTACTCCCAGGCCGAGCGCGACGAAGAGGGCGTTTTCGATTGCTCGTCCCTGGTGGCTCGCGCCTACGCGGCGCAGGGCATCTCCTGGGAGGGCATCGGCAACGGCAAGCTGCCCAACAGCACGCAGGAGGTGTACAGCGATAACTTCCTGCTCCTGTGGCCGGAGGACTACGACGACATCGGCAAGAAGCTGGGCGGCAAGACGGAGATCAACAAGGCCCGGCAGGCGGGTGACTTGCAGTTCCTCTGCACGGACTCCGACACCAGCCGCAGCAACCGCATCACCCACGTGACGATGGTGGCGGACCGTGACACCATCGTGCATGCGCGCTCGACCAAGTACGGCGTGCGGACCGACGACATCGACCTATACGCGGGCAAGGTTTGCGCCGTGCTCCGCTTTGACCCCTCCGCCCCGCTGCGTCGCGGGATGCGCGGCCCGCGTGTGAAGGCGCTGCAGGAGGAGCTGATCGCCCAGGGCGCAGACATCGAGGCGGACGGTATCTTCGGGACCGCGACCGAAAAGGCCGCAGATAAGTACGGGGTGGGCTGATGGAATGGGAAAGCGCTGTGGCGATTATCGCCAGCGTCTCCGGCGTGGTGCTCGGCTGGGCGGGCTTCTATGCCTCCCGCCGGCGAGACGCCACGAGCATGAGCACCAAGCTGGCCACGATGCAGAGCGGGCTTGACTCCTGCAACGCGAAGTTGGATGAGATGAGCCGCAAGATGGATCGGATGCAGGAGGACTACAGCGGCATCTCCGTGCGGCTGGCGCGCCTGGAAAGCGACAGCGAGGGCATGCGGCGGCAGCACGACGAGCTGGAGGGCCGCGTGATGCGGCTGGAGAAGCAGGCGGGGTATCAGCGGTGAAACAAGTAAAAGCCGCGTGGAGCGCCGCGCGGTTTGCAACGAAGACACTGATCTGCATCGCGGTGTTTCTGGTGATCTTCACCGGGGTGCAGATTTGGTCTTTCGTGCATACCGGCGGCGAGGAGCAATCGCAGCTCATCGAATCCGTGTTCACGGTCGTGGGCCTGGAATGCGGTGGGCTCCTGCTCAAGCGCATAGTCGAAAAGATCTTCTCTCTGAATGACAAGGAGGTGAATCCCCGTGATCTATGACATCAAGTGCCTGCCGCTGATCTACCTGGGGCGGCAGGGTGAGAACCTGGCGCGGACAGTAGAGATCGACGTCGGAGCCATGCTGGACGCATACCCCGGCGCATCGATCGGGCTTGTGTTCCAGCGCGCAGGGGAAACGGAGCTGTACATCGGCGCTACGACGCTCGGTGGGACCGTGCTGTCCTGGCCGATCTCTGCCGCCGTGACTGCAAACGCTGGCCGCGGCAAAATCGAGGTGCGCGCTATGCTAGGCGATGTGCTGGCCAAGAGCGTCACCGCACCCACGCAGGTGGACGTGAGCCTCTCCGGCGCTGGCAGCACGCCTCCTGATCCGGAGGAGGACTGGATCGACGACGTGCTGCAAGCGGCGTCCGAGGCCAAGCAGAGCGCAGCCAGCGCGGCAGACTCCGCGCAGCAGGCAGAGCAGGCCGTGGAGGATGCGAAAGACGCTGCGGCGGCTGTGGAGGCCGCAAAGGCTGAGGCTGTACAGGCCGTGCAGGAGGTAGGGCAGACGGCGTCCGAGGCCGTGTCCACGGAAGGCACAGAGGCGGTGCAGGCGATCGGACAAGCCGCGTCGGGTGCTGTACAGCAGGTGCAGCAGGCCGGGGCTGCACAGATGCAGGCGATCGAGCAGGCCGGAAACGATAAAATCCAGGAGATCAACACGGCCAACGCACACGCGCCACAGATCAACGCTGATACGGGCAAATGGCAGACTTGGGACGCGGCGTCGGGCACATATGTGGATACGGAGACAAACGCAGAGGGGCCGCAAGGCCCACAAGGACCCAAGGGCGACACCGGCGCAACTGGTCCCCAGGGTGAAACCGGTCCCCAGGGTGCTCCTGGTCCGCAGGGCGAACCCGGGCCCCAGGGGGCTCCCGGCCCCGCTGGCCTTGGCGTGCCCTCTCCCACCGCTGAGGATGCAGGGAAAGTGCCGGTGGTGAATGCCGACGGCACTGGGTACGAGCTGGGTGACGTGCAGGTGTCCGTGGATGCCACGCTCACACAAGAGGGAAAAGCGGCAGATGCAAAGGCCACCGGCGACGCGATCGCGGCGATCTCGCCGGACGATGATGCTGTGAACGGGAAGCCCTGGACCTCGCTCAAGATCGTGGATACGCTGTGCGCGCCGTTCACGGCAGAGGGGAACCCTGTGACTTGCACGCCCGTTGAGGGGTATCCGCTGAGCGTGCAGGCGAGCTGGGAGCCCAGGCAGGAGGGCGATGGAGATCCGAGCCCGGAGAATGTACGGCCTATTTCTGGATATGATGCAGTGACGATGAATGTGCGGGGGAAGAATCTGATTGGGAATTTTGGAGAGGCAACGGAATCAATTCAAGGCATTACGTGGACTATCGAAAACGATAGAGTGAGTGCGCAAGGAGAGACTGGAGAAAACACTTCATCTACCGGTTCGCGTTTGCTTAATATTATATTACCAGTCTCCCCTGCGTCATATAGCTTCAGGTATAAAAGAACTGATAATAATATTCAGTTTGTTTGCGCATTTTTTAGAAGCGATAACACCATAATTCAATACTTGATGAACAATGTATCTTATACGCTTACCGAAAATAATGCGTATGTTAGATTTTACGCACAAGTTTTGCCTAATATGGTAGTAAACGGGACGTTAAGTGATATCCAGTTCGAACTCGGCTCCACCCCCACCGACTACGAGCCCTACCAGCCCGGCACCACCGCCACGCTCACCCTGCCCGAGACCATCTACGGCGGCACGGTGGATGCGAAGCGAAATACATACACCCAAACGTATGATCTTGTGGATATGGGAACGCTCAATTGGACGTTTGACACTACAACATGGGGGAAACCTATATTTTGCGCTAATATCAGCGCAAAAGCCTATGGCAATAACATATTTTCGTCCATGTATAAGGTTTCCGACGCGACCGATCCGAAAGCATTATCGCTGTATGAGATAATCGGCTATCGCACCGACCGATCTGTCTATGTATACGATGATCGATACACATCTGCCGCAGATTTTAAGGCGGCCATGGCGGGCGTACAACTTGCATACGAGTTGGTGGAGCCTGTGGAAAATAGCTTGCTGTCGGAGGTTGAAAAAATCCCCGCCCTGCCCGGCACAAACACCGTGTACACGGATGCGGATGCCGTGCGGGTGGAGGGGAGGACAGATCCTCTTGCAACCGTGCAGGCCCTCACCGCGCGCATCACCGCGCTGGAGGCAGCGGCAGAACAGCAGGCGCAGGTAAACGCTGCGCTTACCACCCTGGGCGTGGACACCACGCCCGACCAAATCACTGCCCTGCGTATGCTGGGCGTAGAAACGGAGGAGTAAAAATGGATTGGAATCTCGTGCTGGAATTCGTCATCACTGTAGCCACCATCGCCGTTGCGATCTTCCTCGTGCCGTGGCTGAAAGAGAAGCTCGGTGCCGAGCGCGCGCAGCAGCTTGAAGACCTCATCTGGAAGGCCGTGCAGGCCGCTGAACAGCTCTTTGGTGCTGGGAATGGCGCGGAAAAAAAGGCGTATGTTGTGGAGTTCCTGGAAGCGCGCGGAGTCGATGCCGAGGCCGTGGATGCAGACATCGAAGCCGCCGTGCTGGAAGTGAACGAGATGGTGAAGTGATTAAATGCCCTCTGGGTTTCCCAGGGGGCATTTCGCATTTAGGAGGGCTTATGCGATTCGATTTCACGAAAGACGAACATGACTTTTTTGTAGAGCGCTGTCGCTTCAATCCCGAAAACGGTGAGCTCGTGATCTTTGAAATGCGGTGCGCTGGAAAAAGCATCGTAGAAATCTCTCTTGCAACCAACATGTCAACAGCTACAGTATCAAGAAGAATTTCAAGCATCAAAAACAAAATGCAGCGAGTAAAACCAGACAATTTTCTGATAATCGGCAACAGATCTCATGTGCGACAATGGGAGGGGAGGGAGAAACGTGGGATTTCGTGAGTACAACCCCAACCCTGCAAAACGAAACACAGTTGATTGTGCCGTCCGTGCTGTTTCGAAAGCGCTCGGACAAGACTGGGAAACTACATATGCCGGGCTAGCTGTGCAAGGCTACATGCTCAACGATATGATGGAAGCAAACCACGTGTGGGGTGCATATCTTAAACAGCACGGATTTAAACGATACATCATCCCGGACGATCTCCCAGACGGATACGCTGTACGCGATTTCGCGGAAGATCATCCACGTGGAACATACGTGCTCGCCGTTTCGAATCATGTTGTCGCAATCGTTGATGGAGACTGGTACGACACCTGGGACTCTGGAAACGAAATCCCTATATACTATCTATCTTACGAGGAGGTGCGCTGATGGGATATAACCCGTACACAAATTCATATTATCAGCCACCCATGATGGATCAGCTTGGACAACTCAGGCAACAGCAATACATGTCCCAAGCATACCAGCAGCCCATGCAGCCCGTTCAGCCGATGCAGCAGCAACAGCCCGGGCCATCCATTGTGTGGGTGCAGGGTGAGCAAGAGGCGATGGCATATATGGTAGCCCCCAACAGCGCAGTAGCACTATGGGATAGCCTTGCGCCTGTGGTATACCTCAAGCAAGCGGACGCAAGCGGCAAACCCACTGTCAAAATCTACGATCTCGTAGAACGCTCCAATCGCCCTATACAGCCACAGCAGGCACAAGGTGCGGAATATGTCACCCGCCAGGAATTCGAAGCTCTGTCAGCCCGCCTAGACGCTCTGGCGGCATCCAAGACGGCAACACGCAAGATCACGGCAAGGGAGGATGCGCCCAATGAGTAATCCGATCTTTCAGGCCCTTAACGGTGGCAGGCCGCAGCAAGGTCCGCAGGGTATGATGCAGAACTTTCAGAGGTTCATGCGGCAGTTCCAAGGCCAAGATCCGACCAAAATTTTAAACGATCTTATCTCAAGCGGAAAAGTTTCGCAGCAGCAACTTGATATAGCACAAAGACAAGCGCAGCAAATGCGGCATATGTTTGCCGATGCTGAAAAAATGTTCAAATCTTAAGCGATTTCCTTGCTCTGAGTGGTGGGCAAGAAGGGCTAAGAGTGGTCAAACGCAAAGCGTTTGGCCACTTTTTGTATTCAACCGTGGCCACGGTTTGAAAAAATAAAAGGAGGTTTTTTATGTCTCTAACTACTGACACTACTATGCAGGTGCAGCCCGTGTACGGTGGCGGCTCTGGCGGTTTCGGCTGGGGCGGCGACTTTGGTTCCTGGATCATTCTCTTCCTTCTCTTCGGCCTTTTCGGCGGATGGGGCAACGGCTATGGCTTTGGCGGCGGATGGGGCGGTAATGGCGGTGGCTTTAATGCGCCCGGCGCTCAGGGCTATGCGACCCGCGCGGACATCAACGAGGGCTTCGCGCTCAACGGCCTCCAGAATGGCCAGACCTCTATCAAGGACGCCGTGACCAACGGTTTCCACGGGGTCGATACCGCCGTCTGTCAGCTGGGCTACCAGACCCAGCAGGGCTTCAACAATCTTGCCGCCCAGCTGTCTTCCTGCTGCTGCGAGACCCAGAGCGCGATCCAGGGCGTGCGGTATGACATCGCCACTTCTGCGGCCGCGACCCAGAACACCATCCAGAACACTACCCGCGACATCATCGAGAACCAGACCAGCGGCATCAACGC